CATCGGTCTGCACATCGTCAGACACGATCACGCGCAGACCCATGTAGGTCGGCACGCTCACGGGACCATAGGCACCAGCAATGCTGCCGCCAACGAAATCAGTGACGCTAGAAGTCAGACGTGCATCTGCCTCGGTCACGTAGTCGATTGCCTTGCGCTCAACCAGGTCGTAATAGACCTTGGAGTGCATGGCAACAGCGGCCAGCTTGTCGCCTTGATCGCCCAGCAGGCTGCGGGCTTCGGCAACGTGACGGGGGCTCAGCGTGGTGGGGGTATCACCAGATTCGCCATCAATGGTCAGACCAAAGAAGGCAGCAGAGCTGGAGGTAGATCCCAAGCTACCGAACACGCCGCCAAGGCAGGACAGCAGATCCTTCTGGCGCTGGTTAGCGATGTAGTCAGCGATCTTGGCGCCGATGGCGGCCATAGGATCGGAACCAGCAGCAAGGGCTGCCAGGTCGCGCGATTCAAAAGCACGGCCACGGTGCAGGATCACGCCAACTTGCTTGTCAGCTTGGATCTTGCCAGGGGTGAGGCTGCTGCTATCGGTCAGCACCTCGAAATCGCCGGAAAGGTTTGCTTTCCAGAAGGGAACGTTGATGAAATCACCGCCCTCGGTGGCATTCAGCTCCGCCAGAGGCTGCACCACACCGGAAGCCAGGAAGGCATCACGCTGAGTGGTTTGCTCAATGACGTAAGGCGTAAATACCTCGGGGATGATGATGTCAGAGCGAAGGGTCGCCATGACTAATCCTCAAAAAGGGTTTACGGATGTGGGCGCAGCCCTAGGCTCTATGTGGCGCAGCCATCACGAGCAGACATTCAAATACTAACGGTTAGCTGCAGCTTTCATCCGCTCATATAGGTCGCGATCTGTACGGAACAGGCGCGACTGCTCGGTGAGGTTGAAGCTATCGCGGTTGAATGGATTGCTCATGCCAGTCGGGATAGTGCCATTGCTGCCGCCGGTTGGTGCTCCGCTGCCTTGTGGCTTGGGTTGCTTTTGCATCCATGCGGGCAGTGTCTTGGCCCATTCAGCAACGGGCTTGCGTTCGTAGCCGTCCACAACGACCACGGTGCCGTCGGGCTCGCGCTGGATTGCATCAGGCGACAGCTTGGTTTTGAGCACTAGGTCGGGATCATGCACGATGTCAGCCAGTGCCGTGACCGCAGGCGTAACAAGCTCTAGCTCGCGGACACGGGCTTCAAGTGTTGCGATGCGCTGGTCCTTTTCAGCCGTCGCCTCACGGAACTGCTGCTCCAGAGCCTGTCGTGCCTCTTGGTATTTGCCTTGCGATTCGAGTTGCTGTTGCTCGTAGTTGCGCTTGAACTCCAACAGTTCATCAACATTTACCCCATCAGGCGCCTTGGATTTCTTTGCTGCACGCAGCTCAGCAATCAGCTCTTGATTCTTGCGCTCTAGCGCTTCTACACTGCGCTGCAACGCTTCAGCTTCAACCCCAGTAGTCGCAGACTCTTGGGTTTGTTGTTCATCAGACATGGATAAGCCGCAGGCTTAATTACACCTCTACGTTACCACTTCTCTTTATCTGCCCACCACGCAGCAGACATCTTGCCCTTGGCGATATTGCTAGCATGACGCGCCTTGAAAGAAGCTCGCCGTGCTTTGGCCGCGGCAGATTCACCCTCGCGTGATGGGCTACCGCTAACGCCTTGCTGGCCAAAGCGGATCAGCTTTACCTTGTCGCCTTCCTTGGCGAGCACCGCGTGCGATTTGTTCGGATGCTTTGGCGTCCGCTTCGGCTTGTTGTAGCCGTCAAACTGCTCACCGCGGTAGGTGATCATGGCGCCATTGGCCGTCGCTGGACTAGGCTAGCCGCATGGAAATTATCGCATCGGACCCAGACGGCCTTGGATCACGCGCTATTCGCAATGCGCTGAAGCGGATCATTGATGTCGACGAAAACGGCAATGAGGTGTGTTTATTTGCTGCCGTTGGCAACATGCACCTATCAAGAGTTATCGCCATCGCTCGGGATGAGGATGGCGATTTGGTATTCATCACCGATTTTGCCCAAGAGATTATGGAAAGCTTGGGAACTTGGGATGAATTTGCAAGCTAATTAACGCCCGCGCTTTTTGATCATCGTTGCGAGGCTGCGCTTGGCACCAGCGGCTTTGCGGTTGTCTGCCGCAGAACGGAACGGTGAGGACTGACGAGCGCGGCCGCTTAGCTCCTTGTAGCGAGTTTTAGCAGCACTCACCGGAGCCTTGCTCATTTTCTTGGTGCCTTTAGAGGCAGCCTTAGAGCGTGATTTCCCAACCTGAGCAGCACTGGCCTTCATGCCAGCACGAGTGCCTGCACCTGCACCGGTGCCTTTTGTTTTCAAGCCTTTTGTGCTAGTGGCTCGAAGTCCGCCGGCCCGCTGCTGAGCGGCTTTTTGACCAGAAAAGCCTTGCGCCTTGACGCGACCGCCGATGGCAGTTGTGCCTTTAGCTTTTAATTCTTTAGAGCGAGCAGTGTTAGCGGAGCGCGTAGAGCCGGACTTGGATTTACCGCCGCCGCCGCCGCCGCCGCCGCCGGCAAAGCGCCCTATGGAGTCGCGTTTGTAGGTACGGGCCATTGGCTTTTATTAATTCATAATCGCATTCTAGCCGTGCTGATTATTTCTTTTTCTTCGCGGTCTTAGCGGCCGCCTTAAATGCAGCAGCAGATGGCCTGCCGGCTTCGCCCTTGCGTGCCATGCGCTCCTTGCTGCCGGCTTCAATGCGCTTGCGCTTGGCGGCAATGTTGGCGTATAGGCCAGGCTTCTTAGCCATCACTTCTTACCCTTTGGCTTGCGTGACTTGCCGGCTTTTGCGAGCGCGATTGCTACCGCTTGCTTTTGCGGCTTGCCTTTTTTCATCTCCGTTTTGATGTTGGCTGATACTGCAGCCTGCGACTTGCCCTTTTTCAATGGCATAGCACCACTCAGTTACTGCTGTAAGTTTAGCCATGTCAAGCGTCGCCCAATACTGGCTACCATCTTCACGTTGGCACAGCACTGCTTGAACCCATGCTTCGCCGACTAATGCTTGCACAGGATCGCTGATGATCAAACCATTCTGAAAATGACGGAGGCTAGGCAGGTCCATATCGTGCACGAAGCTGATCTAAGGTTAGCTCTGAGCCGTCATCACGAACTAGCTTGGCGATGGCATCAGTTGGGCCATACTTGTCAGCAAGCCGGTTGAAATACGGCACTTTGTTAGCGCCCAATGCCTTGGCCTTGGTTTCAAGGTCTTGCTTGGCCAGCCACTGCCCGTAGGTTTGATCTGCCGGCACCTGGCCACCTGCTGATGCACGCTTTGCTGGCGGTGGTGGCGTGAAACCCAACTCGTCGTAGTCAATCACTGGCACTGTCGTGCTGCGGCAGTTGAAATGCTGCGGCGGAGTCGGCCCTTTGCCGTATTCAAACTCGCGGCCATCCAATGCACGGCAAATGCTGCTGGTGCGGGTATCCAATGTTGCCACATAGCGATACTTCTTAGTGATGTCTTGATTGGCTTCATATACCTGCTGACTAGCTGCATTGGCTACTTGGTTGATACTGGTGCGCACAAGACTAACGATCTGATTGTCGGCAACTGCTGTTGCCTGGCCGCCTGCTGCAACTAGCTGCTTCACGGTTTTGGCTTCTTCGCCAAATTCAAGGTTTCCGATCAGCCGCTTAGCAATGGCTGGCGTTGGCTCACCAGTCAGCAAGCCTTGCCGCACGACTTGGCTAAACCGCTCAGCCTGATCAACGGCAATGCCGCGAAATGCTTTGGTGACCACTTCACCATTGGGGAGCGTGATCGTGGCGCCTTTCGCTGCGGTAAGGCTGAATGTTGCCGGTGCACCTTGCACTGCAGCAAACAGGTCGTCCGACAGCGCCACCACGTTGATCTGCGTTGGATCAGTGGTGACCACTGACTGCGCAAACTGCGGGCTGATCTCAACGGTGCGCACTGCATCACGTGCACCTGCCGGCAATGCACGCCGCAATTGATCAGCCACAAACTCAGATTGCAGCTCTGCAATGCCTTGTAGTTCTAATGCTGTCAGCTCCGTTGCATCGCCTGCCCATGTTGCCAAGCTGTCCTTCAACTGAGCAAGGATCGCGCGCAGCCGCGCTGCCTTGACTGGCGCCGATAGTTCATCAATGGTGCGCAGTTGATTGACGGCATCAATGATGATGTCGTTGTAAGCATTGATGACGCGCCGCGCAACGCTATTGCTGTAGCGGTTTAGATCGATTGCATTGCGATATAGCGCTTCTGGGGTGCTCATCGTTCAATGCCGAGATCTTCCGGTGCATAGCCGCTGCGGATGCTGACATTAGCGCCGCGGCTCAATGCAGTGGTGATCAATGCAGCGAATGCGTCATAACCGTTTTGGCCGTCTTCATACAAGATCGTTTCGTCAATTTCATCTGGCCTGCCTTCCTTGTACCAGCTGATGCGCACGATGGCTAAAACCTCTTCCGGCAAGGCGCTGACGTGATAATCAAGCTCTTGCCTCCTCGGTTTCCTCGGTTCCATCCAGATCATCAGGTCCACTAAGCGGTCGGTCACCCAGTCCAGCAGGTTGTAGATCAAGCCCCGCATTGGCCGTAGCCTCAAGCTCCTCATCTACGTTAAAGTCATCGCCTAGCACATCGCCTTCGGCAAGTTCACGCAGCAGCGTTTCCTGCGTGATGGTGCCTGCGGTGTAAAGCTGCAGCAGCGCTTGGATCTCCTGCGGCTCAAGGCGTGTACCGAGGAAGTCACGGTTGACGTAGCTGCTGCCGGGAGATGTGTTGTTGCCGATGTACTGCGCATGAAACTGTAAACAGTTGTCGATCATGTCTTGCACATTCTGCGCAATCACCATCATCGTGCTGTCGCCTTGGCTGCGATCAATGCGCTTTGCCTCAGCAGTTTCAGCAGATAGCTTCTGGCCTAGCACTGCCGATAGCCCTAACTCGTTGATCTGCAGTGCAAGCTGCTCAAGCCTGCGGAACTGATAATCAAAACTGCGGCCAGCAGGTTCGATGTATTCAGCGCGGCCATCAGCGGGGAATGCAATCGCCTCGCCGGGTCCAGCGCTGACTTCCTCTGCCGCAGATGGAAAACCATAGAAGGCCAGCATCGGCACAGCACTGATGTGGAGCTGGTTATCGAGATCGCTCTGGATCTGATACGCCTTCAGGTTTAGCTCAGCGATGTCTTCCAACGGCGGACGTGACTCCATGAAGCCATGCCACTGCGCATAAGCAACTGAGAAAGGAATCTCGCTGAGGCTTGTGCGGCCTTCGTCGACAACCTTAAAGTCGCCGTTGTCCTGCTTCTGGTGCAGTTGAAACTCACCTGGCGTCAATACACGGATTTGCTCGACTGCCTTTTCGCCAAACTCACCATCAGGCACCGTGACCGTCTCGGCAAGTCGCAACTGCGTTAACACCTGCCGGCCTTCCTGCTGCTCAGCGCGCCAACCAAGGATCTGCCGTGGTGTGTAGGTCACCCAGTAGGGTCGACCCCCATCAGCAGGTGCATCCACCAGTACACCAACGTGGCCATAGCGGACCATCTTGCGGGTGGTTTCGTAGGTCCAAACATTAAGGTCATTGCGTTGTAGGTCAACATCAAACAACTGCTCGCGGATCACGTCGGCCGTGTCGTCAAGCCGCACCGGCTTGCGCGTCAACATGCCGGCCAGCATCCGCTCTAGTCGCTGATAGAACGGCGGGCATACGCTGCGAGCTAGGCGGTTGTCGTACGACTCATCCAGCTCGCGCGGCTCCTGCGGCAGATACCGGCGATGTTTGCGGCGCATCCCATAGGTGCCTTGCAGCAGGTCTTCAATCAAGATCCAATGCGGCTCTTGTGCATACCACGCCGTATTGGCATCCTGCACGCGAGTAACGCGGCGCTGCGCAATCGGCCGGTCGTAGTTGTTAAAGCCGGTGTACATTACAGCGCCGCAGTCATAGGTGCAGTTTAAGCAGCAGTCAGCGTGATGCTATTGCGGCCAATCTTGATGTCAAACTCAGCGCCAGGCTCGTAACCCATCTCGCGCAGGTAGCCATCGCCAATCTGCAGCTTGCCGTTGAATTGCACCTTGGCTTTGTAGGTCAGGCCGCGGCCGCGCTTTACTGTCTTGCTGCCTAGATCAACGCCTTTGGCTTCCAGCAGCGCTTCATAGAACTGCGTGAATGCCACGCGATCCTTAATCACGTAGCCGCAAGCGCGCACCAGTTCGGACTTAGGCGCATTGCCCAGTTCTTTGACCTTGGCGAGTAGTTCAGCACCCTTGAGCATGGGTAGAGTTAATGATTGGCGGAATCAATATAGCCTGATGCCTGTAGATCGCCCAGCACCTGCGTGCAATGGGTTGAATTCACGCCAAACCAAGTAGCCGAGCGCATCGTTCATGTGGTCATGGCCGGCATCCTTGTCGGGGTCGCCCTTATCGGTGTAGCACTGCAGCTCTAGGCATTCGATCAGCCGCTTGCAGCGCTGGTGGATGGTGAGTCTGACCTGACCCTTGCCGTTTTCCAGCAAAGCCTGAACAGCAGCCACGCGATCACGAACGGGAGGATTTGCGCGTGGTGACTGGTTTGACATGCCGTAGGACTCCAGGATCTGGATGTCGGTCTGGCTTGCGTTGGTGCTGCGGTTACCGCCGCTGGCATCTGGGTAGATGTAGATGCGCCGCTGCGGGTAACGCGCTTGGATCTCTTGCGCCAATGCGTCGGTGTCATGGGCGCCGCTGATCTCATCAATCAGTAGCAGGCTGCTGCCGGTGCGGACGCCGATCACGGCAGACATGTTGCCAACGTTGAAATCAACGCCAATACGCAACGGCTCGCGGTCTAGGTCAGGCAGATCAGCCACCACGTGCTTGTTGCGGCTGAAACGGTCGTAGATGGTGCCAGTGGTGAGGTTAACAAACTCACCGTCTAGGTAGGCCCGCAGCAGGTTGGGGTCGTAGTTGGCTTCTAGCCGCTCGATAAAGTCCGGTGGCAGATGCGGGTTGTCTGCTGACCGCATCTTGATCAGCTTGCGATCCGCACGCCCTTTGGCATCCTCGCTGCCGAAGGTGTTCCACATCCAGCGAAAGCCTTCTGGTGTGGATGCAGCGCCAAACTGCCGCACGTTGCCGGACCGCAAGCGGCCAAGGATCTTGGGAAATGCCTTGTTGGCAATGCTGGGCGTCACCGTGTCGATCTCATCGGCGAGCACCCAGGCAAGGTTCAAGCCGATGATGCGTGACCAGTTCTCAAAACTGCGGCACAGGATCTTGGTATCACCGCCTGGCAGGTGCAGCATGTATTCAGGCAGTGGTGATGCCCTGAATGTGTAGGGGATCTCATACGACTCCAAGAACTGCTCAAAGTCGTTCTGCCAAATATCGCGGATCAATGGGCCGGTGGGCTCCATCACTGCGCCGATGAAGCCTTGATTGGCCGCGGCAAGCATCACCGCCTTAGCGCACAGCGCGCGTGTCTTGCCGGCGCCATAACCGGCTGAGATGCCAATGATTTGCGTGTCGCTGTCATCCACAAACGCAAGCTGGCCAGGATGCAGATCAGCGCGGATGCGTTGCAGCAGATCGCCCGTGTCCTCTTGCGTGGCGACATCCATAAACCCAAGCAGGCTGCCGGGTTGGCAGATGCCGGCGATCAGGCTCATGACATCTCAAACCGCAGCAACTTGGCTTGATCTTCTAGGGCCTTGATTGCAATGCTGAGGTTCCCCTTGGCGCGTGCTTCACGCTCGTAATCCTGCAACCTTGCTAGTGCGGCTTGCAGCCATTGCGGGCGCTCTAGCTCTGAATCAAGGGCAATCAGCTTGCGCGCTTCCGCCATGTAATCGCGCACTTGGCGCTCGCTAACTCCCCACAGCTCGGAACCGTGTTGAACGATCTGATGGTGGCTATGAGCACGCAGGATGAGGTCGTAAACCACGTTGACGCGGTTCTGAATCTCATCCTTGGTGCTCTTCTTTGCCACGTATTAGTTGCGGATTTGCACAGGCATTACCAGATAAGTTACACCGTCCACGCCACTAGGTGTCAACACGACGGGTGTGGTTGTCGTATTCGCGTGGAATGTGATGGCTTCAGCGGGCTTGAACGCCTTGATGCCATCTAGCAGGTAGTGGACATTGAATGCCCATGCGCCATTAGCGGTGCCTTCCACGGCTAACAGCTCGCGGCCATTGTTGGCATCGGCTTCAGCGGTGATCTCAAGTCCACCGCTACCGGCTACGAGCTTAACGATGGAATTGTGCGCATCGGCGATGATGGCGACACGCTCCAAGGCGCGAGTCAGGCGGCGACGGTCGGCGGTGATGGTGCTTTTGAACTCAGCGGGTACCAGCTTGGCCACGTCTGGGTAAGTGCCGTCCATGATGCGGCTGTAGATGGTGATGCCGTCACCTGCGTCAATCACGGCTTGGCCTTTGGCAACGGCGATGGTGACCACGCGATCCTGCAGCAAGCGCATGGTGCTGGCGGGCAGCACGAGGTCTAGGCCATCTGGCAGGTCAATGGCATAACGCATCAAGCGATGCCCGTCAGTGGCTTCCATGTGGCCGCTGCCGAGGTGGATGCCTTGGAGCATCTGCTTGCTGGCGTCGGTGCTGGCAGCTGCCATGCAGGCACGGATTCCAGCGGATAGGTGCAGCTCGCTCGTAGCAGCGTCTACAACCGGCAGCGCGGGGTAATCCGCCGCATCAGCCGCCGCAAGCCCGTAGGAGCCCGCAGAAGCGGTCAGAGCGCCATCTGCGAGGGTTAGAGCCTCGTCGCCGTCAAAGCGGCTCACAAGGCCAGCCAGCAGCCGATACGGCAGCGCTACAGCGCCATCGGTGTCCACTGCGGCTGGGATGGTGACGGTGATGCCGAGGTCAAGGTTGAAGCCGGTGATGGTCATGACGCCACTAGCGGCTTGGATCAGGCAGCAATCAAGGATCGGATGGCTACTGCGATGGCCAACGGCTGGCGCAATGGTGCGTAGCGCGTGATCGAGATCTGCTTGGCAGGTAACGGCTTTCATTTGGCGGTGGCGGCAGTGACGAGGCTGGTGATGATGCGTTCGTAATCAACGGCGAAGCTATCCACAAGTTCCATGGGTAGCGGTACGCCGTCATCAATGGCGTTGTCGGCAATGGCTGCGGCATACGCCACTGCTTGGGTCATGGTGTCATGCAGCCGATTGATCACCGGTTGCTGCTTGGCTGGAATGTGAATGAGCGATGACATATGCAACGAGAGTTTCAACGTGTCGGCGGTTCAGGTCACCACGCATGAAGGCGCAGGCGTCCGCCACCAGCGCATGGTACGCCGCCGTGGTCAATCCTGCAACAACCCCACCGCTCAAAGCACGCTGCCGGATCAGATGCGCACGTGGCATCCCATGCGCCGCTGCTTCAGCGTTCAGCCGCGCCAGGTCATCAGCGGTGACATTGATCTTGATTTCGGGCATTTCTGGTGGTGGTGGTGGTGCAAATGGTAGGTCGGACGCAAAAACCCTGCCCACGACTGGGTTCGGACGCAAGCGGACGCAAGTCGGACGCAAAAAAACCAGTCATACCAAGGGAGGACGCAAAAACGGGGTTTCTCCTTACCCCCCCTATATGTGTGTTATGTTCACGCCGTTACATTCCCCTCTTGTTTCCATACCTGACTTGATTTACCCCTATTTGCGTCCGAACAAGAGAAAAGGTAGATAGAGACAGGGTTTTTGCGTCCGAAATTTGCGTCCGACTTGCGTCCGACCCGGACGCAACTTGCGTCCGACATCACGCCCACAAGTCCAGCCTGAGACCCGAGATGAGACGCTCACGGGACTTGCCGGAGCCTCTGTCGGACGCAAGTTTCGGGAAGATCTGGCGCAATGCCGGCACCAAAAGCCGCGGCGCCTTGACGGTGCGATCACTTGGCGGGTCCATCAACCACCTACCTTTATCGTCCAAATAACCCTCCTCTCGATACCACTCCTGCAATGCATCCCATACGCGCTTTGTTGATACTTGGGCGCCCTCTTCATAGGTGAGTCCGATAGAGTCACAGAAGTCCCAAAGATGGCAGCTGGCTCTTCTAACGTCCTGCATTGCTTGGCTTCCAGTTGTGTAATCAATGCCATCTGCAATGCTGAGCGCCATGCCTTCAAGCAACCAATTCAGGAATGCTGGACATATTTGCTGCTGGATGAAGTCGGGATCGTCCTTTAGCTTTGGATCTGCTTGAAGGTGGTTGGGTTCAGTAGGCGTCGCCATGAAGGTCTTACGGAATTTGAATACATGAAACCGTGTTTCAATGGCAGCCTGCTCGCCAGTTAGCGATGGATCCTTGTTGAGGTTGAACACAAACAAAGACGACGGAACAAACTGTGACTCCTGCACTCCCTTGAGTTCATATGACAGTTCCTCGCCACTGATGGCAGCCTTTAATGACTGGAGGTTGTCAATACTGACAAACTGCGAGTTTTCGCTTGACCAGTTCACTGAGGCGCCGCGTAATGGCGCGATTGGAAACTTACGGCCCTGGTCGTATTGACGGAAGTCAGCAAGCGTGCAGCTCGTGAAATTACGACTGCCAAGAGTATCCCGCAGTGCAGTGCGGATGGTGTCTTTACCGTTGCTGCCTTCGCCGATCATCAGCACAGCACGTGGCCTGCCTCGTGTGGCGCGGTATTTGATGAGGTCAAGCCCACTGCCGAGAATGCGTTGCAACGTGTCGCGGTCGCCAGGCTCTACGGCTTCAAGCAACCGCCATAGGTGCTGGGCATTGGCTTCAGGGTCGTAGTCGTAAGCAGTGACGTAGGTGAAGGCAACTGCAGGGCTGTGCTGTGTAAAGGTCAGATCCAGCTTGCGGCCAGACCATGCCCACGCCACCACACCATTGCGGCAGTTGATGGCATTGGCTGGGTTGACCTCAACAGGCTTAAGCAGTCGCCTCATCCATTGCAGTGCTTCATCCACGTAACGCGGCCTGCGCCATGGGTATGTGGTGGCGCCTTGCTGGTTGATGACATGCAGCATGGAGAGGAATGCCGCGAGCTTTGGCGCTAGCTCTTCGTCGGGCTTGGATTGATAATGGGTGCCGCTCCAGCAGTGCAGTACGCCATCAACGCAAATCCAGCGCTCGCGGGGATGGCAGAACACGTACTCAACTGCAAGCTCTAACCATTCGGTGCCGGACTTGTCGTAAAGCTGCAGGTTGACTACTTCGCCATCATCATCACCACCAGCAGCCTCTAGGCGGTGACGCTGCGGCGCAAGCATCGGCAGCGCTGGCCGCCAACCGTGATGACGCGCCCAGTACCAAAACGTCCCAGCACCGATGCGGTCACCGCCTGATGTGGCGATCTGCTGCAGCCCTTGCCATTGCGGGCTGTGCTGCTGCATCAAGTCAATGGCCTGCTCAGCGCTACCGCAGGCTTGGATCAAGCCCCAGAAAATATTGCGGTAGATGTGATAGGTGCCGGACCCTGGCACGCGAGGTGGTATTACGGCAAGCGCTTCGCGGATCTCATCAATGCCACGCTCTGTGGGTTCTACGTAGTGCTGCGCCGGCTTTTCGTGTTGGTAGTAAGCCTCATTGGGTAGAACGGCTTCAATATCGGAGACGCTGTAGCGATGGCCCGCGCTGGTGACCATGCGGCACATCTCACCAAGGCTGCCATCGGCTTCGGCGTAGTAGCTGCCAGGTAGCCGCATCACGCGGGATGAGTTCTTGATGCTGCGGTCTGCATCGCAGTAATCAAGCAGCCGCCCTTGCACCAGCTCCCAATGGGATGGCGTGATCGGATCAGCCAGCACCCAATAGCTGTGGATGGATTTGCCGCCGGTATTGATCTGAAATGTTGGCTCCGGCAGCCCTAACTCCTGCCATGCGGTGAGTTGCCATTCGCGCGGGCGATCATCCCACTCAGCAAAGAACGCACGGCAGGCTGTGATTTCAGCGTTGGTGTCCCCGCCGTCGTTGACTACCACGTAAACGCCGCGGCCTTCGGCTTGCCACTGCTTGATCAGCGGCTTACGAGCGCCACCTTTGCGGCCTTTGTCATTGGGCTTGTCGGGATGTAGTCGGTGCAAAAAAGCGCGCAGGCGGATGGTGCCTGCCGGTTTGCCGAGTAAGGCAATAAACCGACGGGCTTCGTCAAAATCAATTTCCTTCATCGGTTCGTGGCTGGCAGGATGCCATCGCGATGAAGGCGCATGGCTTCCTCGACCACCAGCCGAAGCGTGGCGGATCGGGACAGGCCAGCGACACGGCGACTATCCAGCCACGCGAGCTGTTCTGCGGTGAATTGGACCGCCAATGGATGAGATAAGGTCACGGTTCCTAGCGGATGCTTGCGCAGTCTACCGGATGCTGCTAGGGTGCGCAAGCGACCGAACCGCGCCATGGACCTAACAACTGCATTTGATCGTCGGCTTAAGCATGTGCCTGATAGATGGCGTGATCCAATCGTTGACGTTGTAGACACCTTTGAAACAGTGCAGATTGGCCTTAAGTGCATTGGCATCGAAGATCCTTTTGTTTTGATTGAAGCCGTAAAGCTTGTTTTGGATCGCCATGACAAAGAAAGAGAGCGCCTAGAGATATTGATCCGCGAAGAGGTGAAGCCATGACATACCAAGACTTCCTAGCTTCCAAATCCACTGCAGCACCTGTTGCCGGATTTGACCCGCAGCAGTTCACAGCGCCGCTGTTCCCGTTTCAGCGGGACATCGTGACCATGGCTTGCCGTGTCGGCAAGTTCTGCATCTGGGCCGACTGCGGCATGGGCAAAACCGCCATGCAGCTTGAGTGGGCGCATCAGGTGCATCAAGAGACCGGCGCCAACGTGCTAGTGCTGGCACCGCTTGCGGTTGCACACCAGACCGTGCGCGAGGGCAGCAAGTTCGGCATCAGCTGCAGCTTTGCCGCCACGCAGGCCGAGGTCAAGCCCGGCATCACGATCACCAACTACGAGAAGCTGAGCCACTTCGACCCATCCGCATTCGATGGCGTGGTGCTGGATGAGAGCAGCATCCTCAAGGCATACACCGGCAAGATCCGCAACCAGATCATCGAGTCGTTCAGCCTCACTCCATACCGGCTGGCCTGCTCAGCCACACCAGCACCGAATGACCATATGGAGCTCGGCAACCATGCTGAGTTCATCGGCGTCATGACCCGCACTGAGATGCTGGCCATGTTCTTCGTGCATGACGGCGGCGACACTGCCAAGTGGCGGCTTAAGGGTCACGCGCGGGATAAGTTCTGGGAGTGGGTCTGCAGCTGGGCGGTGACCATCCGCAAGCCATCAGACCTTGGCTACGACGATGGCAACTTCATCCTGCCGGCGCTGCAGATCCAAGACTGCACGGTTGAGACGCCACGCGAGGCAACTGCAGGGGATGACGGGCAGATGGCGCTATTTGCCATGGAGGCTCGCACGCTTAACGATCAACGCAAGGTGCGCAAGGCATCGCTCGCTCTCCGCGTTGCAGCCGCTGCCAAGCTCGCCAACAGCAGCACCGAGCAGTGGTTGATCTGGTGTGATCTCAACGATGAAAGCAAGGCGCTGACTGCAGCTATCAATGGCGCGGTTGAGGTGTCAGGCTCGGATTCTGACGACCACAAGCGGCAGGCTGCCATTGACTTCCAAGACGGCAAGATCCGCGTACTGGTCAGCAAGCCGAGCATCTTTGGTTTTGGCCTCAACTTCCAGCGGTGCCACAACGTCGCATTTGTTGGTCTGTCGCACAGCTACGAGGCGTTCTATCAAGCCATCCGCCGCTGCTGGCGATTCGGGCAAGAGCAGCCTGTCAACGCTCACATCATCTACGACGTGGCAGAAGGCCGCGTGATCGACAACATCCGCCGCAAAGAAGCGGACAGCATCCAGATGGCCCAATCAATGGTTGAAATCATGAAGCAACAAACCATGGAACAACTCAAGAAGATCCAACGCCAAGTGGCACCGCACATCACCGAGCACAAGTCCGGTGATGGATGGGATATGTATATGGGTGACTGCGTGGAAAGCATCAAGCAACTCGACAGCAATTCCATCCACTACAGCATTTTCAGCCCACCGTTTGCGTCGCTCTACACCTACAGCAACAGCGACCGCGATATGGGCAACAGCCGCACTGAACAGGAGTTTTTTGATCACTTCGGATTTCTTGCCAGTGAGCTGCACCGCGTGATGATGCCCGGCAGGCTGATCAGCTTCCACTGCATGAATCTGCCTAGCAGCAAAGAGCGCGATGGCTTCATCGGCGTGAAGGATTTCCGCGGTGACATGCTGCGCATCTTCCAGGCTGCTGGTTTTGTATTCCATAGCGAGGTGTGCATCTGGAAGGATCCAGTCACCGCAATGCAGCGCACCAAGGCAATCGGCCTGCTGCATAAGCAAGTGCGTAAGGATTCAGCGCTCAGTCGCCAAGGCATCCCTGACTACCTCGTGACCGTGCGCAAGCTGGGCGACAACTCCGAGCCAGTGGCTGGCCCGTTCACTGAGTTTGCTGGTGAGAATCCACCATCCAAAAGCGGCGACCCGATTAAGGACTCGATCAACATCTGGCAGCGCTACGCCAGCCCTGTATGGATGGACATCAACCCATCAGACACGCTGCAATACCGCAGCGCACGCGCCAATGAGGATGAGCGTCACATCTGCCCGCTGCAGCTAGAGGTGATCCGCCGCGGCCTGCAGCTATGGAGCAACCCTGGCGACGTGGTGCTCAGCCCGTTCGCCGGCATCGGCAGCGAGGGCTACTGCAGCATCCAAGCCGGGCGCCAATTTGTCGGCTTTGAGCTGAAGCCTTCGTATTTCAACTGCGCGGTCAAGAACCTGACTGAAGTGGCCAGCAATCGTCAAGGAGTGCTGGTGTGATGCAGCTCCGCCCCTACCAACAGCAACTCATCAACGACATTCGACTGCAGTATCAGCTAGGGCATAAATCTGTGCTTGCAGTGCTTCCGACCGGAGGCGGCAAGACGGTGTGCTTTAGCTACATCGCAGAGCAGGCCAGCATCAAGGGCAACCGCGTACTGGTGCTTGTGCACCGGCAAGAGCTGCTGGATCAGGCCAGCCGCGCTATGCCAATGCCGCATGGCCGTATCAGTGCTGGCCGCAGCATGGATCTCAGCCATGCCGTGCAGATTGCCAGCGTGCAAACCGTTGCTCGCCGGCTGCACCTGTTGCCGCGTGATTTCTTCCAGCTCCTAGTGGTGGATGAGGCACACCACACCACGGCTGGCACGTGGGCCAAGACGGTTCAGCACTTCCATAACGCCAAGCTGCTGGGTGTAACGGCAACACCGATCCGCTCGGATGGCCGCGGCCTAGGCGAGCACTACCAATCCATGGTGCAAGGCCCAACAGCGCAGCAGCTCACGGATGCCGGATTTCTTGCGGCTGCCAAGGTGCTGGCACCGCCGGGCTTTGACTCAACCGGCCTACGCAAGCGGATGGGTGACTTCGACCCCAAGGAGGCTGAGCAGCGCGTCGGCACGATCATGGGTGATTGTCTTGGCCACTACCGCAAGCACCTGCCAGGCCAGACGGCAATTGCCTTCTGCTGCAGCGTGGCACACGCTGAGGCAGTGGCTGCACTCTTCCAGTCAGCAGGCATCTCAGCTGCAAGTATTGACGGCAGCATGGATACCGCGCAGCGGCGGCAGCTGCTGCAGGACCTAGGCACCGGCAAGCTCAAGGTGCTGATCAGTTGCGCATTGATCGGTGAAGGCGTGGACGTGCCATCAGTCGGCGGTTGCATCCTGCTGCGGCCTACGGCAAGCGTGGCGCTGCACCTACAGATGATCGGCCGATGCCTGCGCCCGCAACCCGGCAAGCGCGCAGTGGTGCTCGACCACGTCGGCAACACGCTCAGGATGGGACACCACTTAGAACCACGAGACTGGACCCTAGATGGCCTTAAAAAGCGCGACCGCGAGCAGGCACCCAGCGTCAAGGTGTGCCCGCAGTGCTTCGCCACCAGCGCCAGTGCGGTACAGGTGTGCCGCGAATGCGGTCATGTGTTTGCGCCGCAGGAACGCCGCGAGTTGCAGCAGGTTGATGGGGAGCTGGTGGAGATGGCAGTGGCTAAGCGGCGTGAGCAATCCTCAGCCCGCGACCTGGATGCACTCCGCGAGCTAGCGCAGCAACGCGGCTACAAGCGCGGATGGGCCGAGAGGGTCTATCAGGCCAGACTGGCGAAGCGTTACGGCGGATGAGTGACTGAGCAGCAAATCCAGCAGCACATCCGCATCGCCTGCAGCAACGGTGACACGCGCCTGTTCCGCAACAACACCGGCACGCTGCGTGATGCCAATGGCCGCCCGGTTCAGTTCGGACTGTGCAAGGGCAGCGCTGACCTGATCGGCTGGAAGCGCGTCACGGTGACTGAGGATATGGTCGGCAGCACCGTGGCTGTCTTCCTATCTATAGAGGTCAAGACCGCCACCGGCAGGCTGCGCCCTGAGCAGCAGCAGTGGCTGGATGCAGTCCAGGCCGCTGGCGGCATTGCCGGCGTGGCGCGCTCGGTCAGCGATGCGGAGCAGATCATGGCTGCCGGGGGTTGACAGGGGTTGCACATGGTGTAGGATACGCACAAGCCGGACAACCGGCACCCCAAACCGAGAACCGTGCTCACAACCGCACTGCTGATCATCTGGAAACTGCTGCTGCCACTGCTGGTAGTAGTCGCCGTGATCGACTGGCTCACTGCCTCAGATGACCGCCGCATCCGCGTACTGCGCCGCACTGGCCTGAGCCAGAAGCGCATTGCCGACCGCCTCAACCTGTCCACCTATCGCGTCCGTAAGGCGCTGATGGCATGAACAATCTCAACCGCTTTGCCGTGCTGGCAATCATCTTCGGTGTTTGGGCAATGGCCTATGACACCGGTCGCCAGCAGCCCGCCTACAGCCATCACGCCTGCCAAGAGCAACTCAAGCCATGACAGAAGCAGACATCTACTGGACATTTGCCACCGCCTACCAGCACGGCGGTGGATTCTTCCAAGCGCTAGCCGCTGCTGGCCTCAAGGCTGACCCCGGCAACAAGCGCCGCCTACTGGACGCATTCCCCGAGCTGGTCTCCACTTACGGCACCGCCAGCCGTATGCACCGCCAACTGCGTAGTGGAGCAGCGGTATGACCATCAGCAACGAGCAGTACCACGCTGACCCTGCCGTCAGCGCTTCGCACCTGCACGCAGTTGCCAAGTCGCCCTACCACTACTGGAGCCGCTACCTCGACCCCAAGCGCAGCGCACCCGAGCCGACTGCTGCTATGCGGCTTGGCTCACTGGTGCATTGCGCAGTGCTGGAGCCGGAGGAGTTGCTGCAGCGCTATGGCGTCTGCGGTCCGCGCAACACCAAGGCTGGCAAAGAGCAAGCAGAGCGCATGGCTGCTGATGGCATTGAAGCCGTCACTCAGTCCGATATGGCGCTAGCGCTCAGCATGGCTGCCAGCGTCCGCGTGCACACTGCAGCAGCAGCATTGCTCGCCCATGGCAAGGCTGAGCAGTCTTTCTGGTGGGATGACGCTGCCACTGGGCTGCGGTGCAAATGCCGCCCCGACTGGTACGCCGGCGCGACGGTGGTTGACCTCAAGACCACCACAGACGCCAGCCCTGCCGGCTTTGCCCGTAGCGTGGCTACCTTCCGCTACCATGTGCAAGCGAGCCACTACCTAGCCGGCTTGCACGGTGCTGAGCGGTTTGTGTTCATTGCCGTTGAGAAGACTGCACCGTACGCGGTTGCGGTCTACGAGCTTGACGCCGCGGCCATGGCTGCTGGTGATGAGCTGCGGCAACGCGACATGCGCGTGATTGCCGATTGCCAAGCCATTTCTGAATGGCCCGGCTACGGCAACACCATCCAGCCGCTCAGCCTGCCTTCATGGGCATTAACTGCCAACCCAACTATCACATCCGATGACTTCTAGCATCACGCTCTGGACGCCAGAGCAAACCCAACTAATCAGCACCACGATTGCACCTGGATGCAGTCAAGATGAGCTGCGCTTGTTTGCCTACGCCTGCCAGCGCACTGGACTGGATCCGTTTAGCAAGCAGATCTACGCCATCAAGCGTGGCGGCAAGATGACCATTCAAGCCGGTATTGACGGCTTGCGTGCCATTGCCGAGCGCACCGGGCAACTGGATGGCAGCGAAACCTACTGGTGCGGTGACGACGGCGTATGGACTGACGTATGGCTTGGCAGCAAGCCACCTGCCGCGGCCAAGACCATCATCCATCGCAAGGGCAGCCAGCATCCATTTGTTGGCGTTGCACGCTTTGCTGACTACAACGCCGGCCAAGGCTTGTGGTCCAAGATGGGCGCCGCAATGATCGCCAAATGCTCTGAGGCGTTGGCACTGCGCAAGGCATTTCCTGCTGACATGTCCGGTGTCTACAGCACCGATGAGATGCAGCAGGCCGAGGTGGAGCCTGTCACTGTGACCGCTGCACCTGCACCTGCGCTACCAGCAGGCGACGCCAAGCTGTTCCAAGCCGGCAAGGCTGCGATTGCCAAGGCCGACACACTGGCCAAGCTGCAGGAGGTCGTAGCGCGCATGGATAAGCGCAAGCCTGATCTCAGCGATGAGCAGAACGACGAGTTGCTGCGCCTTGCTGTAGAGCGCGAGGCGGTCCTATCCGACACGCCATCGGAGGATCCGTTTGCTGATGACTGAGCCATTCCTCACCACTGACGAACTGGCAGCACGTTGGGGATTGAAGCCAGCAGCCGTAAAAAACCAACGCGCACGTGGTATTGGTCCGGCTTACGTCACTGCATCACGCATTGGCTTACCGGCTGGTACACCACGTGTTCGCTATCCCCTCGCACAAGTCTTGGCTTTTGAAGAAGCCAATGGCATCAAACCACTGAACTGACATGAGCCTTTACGCAACTGGCATCGTTCGCATCATTACCGACCCGCAACTGCGTGCCTTTGAATCTGGCACCATGGTTACCAACTTCGCTGGTGGCATCCAAGAGGGTAAAGACAAAGACGGCAACTGGATCAATAACGCAATCGACTGCGAGATCTGGGGTAAATCCGCTGAGCTGATCGTTGACAAGCTCAAAAAAGGCGACAGCATCCTTGTGACCGGTGCCGTACGCCGGCAAGAGTGGAACGACAAGGAAACCGGTGCCAAGCGCAGTAAGCATGTGCTCAGCATCCAGCGCTTTGAATTCATGCCACGCGGCGCAGCAACCACCAGCGAGGAGCCTGTGTTCTGATGAATCAAACCACACTTGACATTGCATTCAAGGAGTGGTGGGAGGCGTCCTACGGGCGCCCTCCCGGCACCCATGCAGTGATGACACACGTGGCATTTGCCGCGCATATTCTTGAACTCCTGGAGCTGATGCAAGATGAGCGATCTCATTAACCATCCGCCGCATTACAAGCACGGCGACATTGAGTGCATCCAAGCCATCAAGGCAGCACTCGGTGATGATGGCTTCCGCGCTTACTGCAAAGGTAACGTCATCAAATACCTATGGCGTGCTGAGCACAAAGGCAATGCCGATCAGGATTACGGCAAAGCCGACTGGTACATGCGCAGGTTGCTGCTGCATGTAGATGAGTGATCCATTTAAGCGCGGCGAGGAAAACTACGCCGCGTTTCTTACAGAAGATCACGTACGCGAACTACGCCAGTTGCGTGTTGCTGGCAGCAGCTACAGACAACTGGCAGAACGCTACGGCATCAGCAAAGAACACGCATGGCGCATCTGCCAACGCATTGCATGGAGCTGGCTTGAATGACTGACTATCCCATCACCCCACCGCCAGAGCTGGTGGAGCAGTGGCATTCTAATTCGCCACTAGACCGAGGCTTAACTATTGCCACTCGCGCCGCCCAATGGGGTGCAGACACTGAGCTGGAAGCGTGTTGTGAGGTGCTTGCCCGTGAATTGATTTGCGACGGCAAGCATGTTGCAACAGATCTCCGTATGATTCGCCGCCCCAAGCCACCGAGCTTGAAAAAGCAGGCGCTGGAAGCTGCTCGGATCGAATTGGATCCCAAAGGTAAGAACGGCTCGCTGATTCTTCGCGCACTGGAGCAGCTCCCCGATTAGCCAAGCCCACTATTTATTCAACCAATGACCATCCTCTGCGACTACGAAATCAAAGCACTTTGCACCGACGGCATGGTGCCAAACTACGACGAGGCATTGATCAATCCTGCCAGCCTTGACCTACGGCTTGGTGACACGATCATGATCGAATCTGCCGAAAACCTAAACATGCGGCCGCTCAGCATTGCGGGACGCACGGCGGAAAATCCGTACGAGCTAAAGCCAGGGCAGTTTATCCTTGCGCAGACGATTGAGGTGTTCCACATGCCGGAGAACATTGCCGGTCTGTTCTTCCTCAAGTCAAGCCGCGCAAGGGAAGGCTACGAAAATCTGCACGCCGGTTACGCCGATCCGGGCTGGCACGGCAGCGTGCTGACATTGGAACTAAAGAACTCACGCCAGATCTTGCCGCTGCCGCTGTGGCCTGGATTAAAGATTGGTCAGATGGTTTTTTTCCACATGAGCCAGCAGCCGATGACCAGCTACAGCGTGACTGGCCATTACAACTCAGATCTCACGACGACGGCATCGAAGCAGTTCCTCAGCGGCATCTAGGTGCCACTGCTCTAGTCCAGTCCGCAACGCTGCCGATGCCTCCTGCACAAGCCAGTGGATCTGAGACCGCTGGCTTGCTTCTTGCTCGGCTAGCAGCAGCGCATATTCCAACAGTCCGCCCCAATCTGCTGCAGCATGTAACGCACGTAGCTGCGCGGCATTGGCAGCACCGTGGAATTGTGCTTCCATTGTATGTACTAACGGATTTTCCATGTCTGACGCTATTGGCGACTACTTGAACAGTATCGCGCGGTATCCACTTTTAACACCGCAACAAGAGATACAACTTGGCCGCCGCGTCGCAAAGTGGAGAGAATTAAAGGATCTTGAAAGACCTTTAACGACACAAGAACGCCGCGAACTGCGCAGCGGCGAACGCGCACAGCAAAAGTTCATGCAATCCAACCTGCAGCTTGTAGTGCATGTTGCACGCAAGTACAGCAGACGCAACACGCAGACGCTTGACATGCTGGACTTGATCCAAGAGGGCAACATCGGCCTTGCGCGCGCTGTTGAGCTGTTTGACTACAGCCGTGGATACAAATTCTCCACCTACGCGTACTGGTGGATTCGTCAATCCATTGGCCGCGCATTGATTCAATACGATCCAATCATCAGGCTGCCTCTTGGCGTGCATGAAATGCTGATCAAGCTGAACAAGACAGCACAGGCATTTGCGCAAGAGCACGGACGCACAGCAACCATGGCGGAGCTTGCCGCAGTGCTTGATGTAACTCCTAAAGTGATATCTGACACATTGCAGCAGTCGTATCGAGTCACAAGCCTTGATAAGCCTGCGCAAGATGAATCATCTAACATTCTTGACATCATTGCCGATAAAAGACAATACGACGTTGAATACGATTGGCAACTTGAAACAGTGCGCGATTATTGCGATAAGCATTTAGATGATCGCACTCGTGAAATCATCTACGCGCGCAACAGTCGCAATCCAGTGCCATGGAATGACCTAGAAAAGCGCATGGGCCTATCGCGTGCACGCATGTGCGAAATACAAAGGCGCGGTATCAACCGCCTTCGTATGCTGATAGGTAATCCCCTGGCAGGTACACCTCTTGGGACCAACAATACGGAAAGTCGGGAACGTCTGGAGGGTCTGCCTAGCGGGAATGTGTAAAGATCACCAGCAAGAATGGCAGGCTAGGGTGTTCTATCATCAGATGCTTGAATCCAGTGCAGCACAGCAAGCTCACGATCTAGTAGATAAGAATCCTGCTGACTGAACCATTGCTGCCATTCTTCGCTGCCCTTCTTTCGATTGCATGGCCTGCAAGCTGGCACAAGGTTAGTCGTCACAGTAGCGCCGCCTTTATGGCGCGGCTTGACGTGATCTAACGTGTCAGCTGCATCTCCGCAGTAAGCGCATTGATGCTGCCATGCCTCAAAGATTTGCTGCCTGAATCTATGTTTTGCACTGCGTTTTGGGATGAGGTTTGCGCCATCAATGCAGTGATCCACGCAGTGGCTTCAATAATCCCATCGTACCTTTGGCTTGCCGCGACGCATTCCTAGATGCACAAATCCTTTAGGCGCACCGTAGCCGAGCGAATACGGCCAGTTTGCATCGCACCACTCTTGCACGTGGTTGATGTTGACTTCACGGATGTAGAAATCAACCGCACCAACGTCAGGTGCGTCGTATAGGTGCTCGCTGCCACTGGAGCCACCTACCGCTGCATTGATGGCACGCGGGCGATAGCCACTAGTGATGACCACAGGCTTGCCGCCAAACTTGACACGTGCACGCTCAAGGAATGCCGCTAGTTCTGCTGCCGTGTCGAGCTGGTATTGATGGTCAAAGCGCCGTGCTTCTTGAAATAGCGCAAACTCACCAAGCTGTATATGCGGTGTGATGCGTGATGCAAATGCACTATTGGGTGTCAGCTTGGCTGGATCCTGCTGCTGCTCACCGGCCCATAACCGGCCCTCTGCGCGGCGACGACGCAGCAAACCTGTCTCTACAGCGCTGCCTGGGTTGCGGTATAGCTCCATTGTTGCTGGCACTGCCTGCCAGTCTTTGCCGGCAAGGCATTTACTGATCGTCTCAAAACCAGTGCTGCCGTAGAACCCGGCGCCAAGGTTATAGGCGAAGGAGATCAAAGCGCATTGCTTATTGCTCGTCATCTCACTCCAAAACGGCACGCTGTTGCGCAGTTTTGCGGCAATACGCTCCACTTCAAGCGCCAGCAACTGATCGGCATCAATTACGGTGATCTTGTCACCGCGTTGCACCTTGCGGCCATCTGGATAGCGCGTAGTGCCATAGCCGATGGTTGCCACCTCCCATCCGTGCAGCGGATCTGGATAAGCGCTGAGGTGCACGCCCTCGAACTCTTTAATGAGCTTTATGGCTGGCTCATAATTATGCAGCCTGCCGCCAGCCTGCCAAGTCTTGTACCAAGGCTGATCCCTATTAAAGACTTCAGGCGCAACTTTTAATAACTCAGCCTCTAATTCAGAGATGGCCGCCATTTGATGCGGCGTGCCGTGTTTGTAGTACTTAAACAGATCGCTCAGCTTGATCATCGCTTGACAAACGGAGTGATCACGCCAGCAAGGATCTCAATGGCCCTATACATCTTGACTGCTGCCTTGGCTGTAGCGCTAAGTGCCGCATTGTCTTTAGGCGTAGGAGTCAAGTTGACTACGATCAACGCAACGCCGTGGATGGCAACGACTAAAGCGATGTAATCAGCAAAACGATCCATGACTAGCGCGCCCGTGGCTGTGCTTCTAGCTTAGATACCCTTTGCTCAACCGTATTCAGCCGCGTAAACGTTTCCTTGCGATCTTCCTTTATGTCGGTGTGGAGTACCTCAAGCTGCGTGGCGATGTGTTCTACTGCACTTGTGAGCCGTATTACGGCGTCACGTGCTTCGTCGCTACGTCTGCTGAACCCCATCGCGCCCATAGCCGCCACGGAAATTGATGCGCCAGCGATGGCGGCTACAACTTCAATCATGGCGACAATAGCTACCTAATCAGATTAGCGTCCTTGACCCCGAAGGGCTTTTTTCCCGCGACGACGTGGGCGCGAATGCTGTCCCATGCCCTGACTGGTGGTTTTAGGACGACCGGCTTTGTGGTCAAATCGTCCCAGGGCGGTCTTGGATTTTACGGCCATGTGCTAATTGCGACCCGCTTCCAGGTATCGGTTGCGGTGCAAATGTAGATGTATGAGCTGTCCCAGGCAACTTCACCCGCAGTTCCTGTATCGGAGGCGGACGCTGGAGTATGCGTTGGCATGATTGGGCGAGCACCAAGCGTGATGTTGGCAGCAGTAACTGCCAGCTCAGTGGTTAACGTTCCAGCTGCAGAAACCTTGAGTTCGAGTTTGCCGTCTTCTGTGCCATCGCTGGCATCAACGATGCTGCCGACAACCTGCGCGTAATCAATATCCTCGGGCGTTGCGTTGTCGTTCTTGCTGCGGAAATACAGCGAGCTAATTACATCGCCATCTTGCCCGGCGGCACTGTTGCGATGGTGGTAAAGCGTAATGTCGCCAGCAGAAGCGGAATCTACAAGCTTGGATTCAATCTGTAGCGTCGTTCCAGCAAGTGTGCTGTAGGTAATGTGTACGGGATAAAGCGGCGTTGCTTCACCAATCCCAACCTTGCCGCCATACAGTCGAATGCGGCTAGCGGTAATTCCAGTGTCCGAAGACATCAGATCGAGGATGCCGTCCTCGGTGCCGTTGGTAGCAACCTTGATGCCAGCAGTGATCTGCGCATAGGCATGAGTATTGGCGGCAGAGTCTTTACCGCGAAACTCAATGTTGCCAAGGTTATCGTTGACAGCGGGACTGGCGCTATTGCGATACAACACCACATCAGGCGCTGTATCTAGCCCGTCATCTGTGTTTTCGATGATAACCTGATCGGTTGTGTCGCTGCTGAAAAGATGGAGCTGAGCGGCGGCAGTACCAGCGCCGAGCTGGAAACCAGCAGTGGTAAATTTGCCGGTAAATGCGCTGTTGTTGCTAACCGCTACTTCATTAGCACCGCTGCGGTAAATGCCGCTAATTCCGGTATCTGCTGTAAAAGCAAGACTAGGTGCGCCAGCAGTGCCAGAAGGTAGGTTGCGGTTTAGCGTTTCGTATTTGATCTTTTTGTTCTTGTTGGCATTGGTCGCCTCAGAACTATCGATGATGGGCAGAAGATCATCAGCCGCTGGGGCTGTGAGTTCCGTCAGGTCTGTGATCTTACGGTCAGCCATCAGTCAAGACCAAACAGCTCTTTAAGTTCCGCCACGGTCAACCCAGCTGCTTCCAGCTTCTGCTCAGTTGTGAGCACTGGGGCAGGCTCAGGTTTCGGACGGGATTGGATCTCTGCAATCTCCTCAGCGGTCAGCTCAATGGTCTGCTGCTCGCCGGTTTGGACGTTGATTTCAATGCGGTGCATGGATCAGCCCTCGTACAGGATGTTGATGGAACCAGCGTCAAACGTATCAACGCCACCAGCCGTAATCCGCACCCGGTCAAGAGCGCCGGAAAGGTTGCTGTGAAGACCAGCAGATGACCAGCCCGTGGAGTTTGTATTTCCAAATGCCAAGTTGCCGGATTGGGTCCATACATTTGATCCCATGTGAGCTAAGACAATCATGCCTACAGCATTGTTTGCTGCACTTATTGGATTAAACACTGGGAACGCAGTGCTTAGTTGCGTTGACGAGGAAGGAGTCCAAATGGTTCCAGCATAACCAGATGTTGAAACCGAACCTGAGCCTATCTGGACGGAAATAGTGTTTGAACCATTTGTGCTTACTGCGTTGAACATCACCGTAATGCGCTTCACCCAGCTCGGAATCCCGGTGAAGTCAATCGCCGTGCCACTGGTAGAAGCAACTGTTCCTAGTTCAAGACGCGCACGAATGGCAAAACTAAGACTGCCAGATCCGTCAGTTACAAGCGATTGATCAGCAGTACCATCGGTTTTGGGATAAGCGATGCTTGAGATGCTTACCTCATCCGCTCCTGCATCGACCTTAAAAAGATTAGCGTCGGTATCGCCCTCAATCCTGAAGTCAACATCTGCGCCAGTGTCGTTAAACACAACTTCAGTGGCGGCATTGAAATTGACGCGCTCAACACCAACCGTTGAAACAGCAACCTGATCGGTGCCAGGGCTGTAAAAACCAGAATCAGTGCCGCTGGCCTTGAAGTAAATCGACGGGGCGCTATTCGTGCCGTTTTCCACCGGCAGCGTATCAAACTCGCCGTCCAGCTGCCGCAGCGTGACCCAGCCGCTGTTGGTGCTATTGCGGATCTTGAGCAGGTTGTTGGTGGTATCAGCCCAGAACTGATAGGCGTAGGTCGTCGTTGGTTCGGTTGTGCCGCTGTGGTTGGTGAAGACCGCAGCAAGCTGGTTGTTGATGTCGGCGCGTACCGCAGCGCCTGAACCATTGCTGACGATGCCGTCTGCTTGTGCCATTGTCAGATCTCTTCAGTGCCGTAGCCAGACGCTACGTATTGGAACTGCCTGCTGACTGCTGTGCCACCGGAGTTCTTGAACGTCACCGTGAAGCCCGTACGGGAAGGCGAAGTGATCTCATAATAGTCCCCGGTGCCGAGATTAAAAGCAGTCACACCAAGAGCAGGCGTTTCGTAAAACGGCTTGGCGTACGTGACGGCATAGGAGGCAGCAGTGGTGGTCAGCGTGGCGCTGCGTTCAGTGCGGCTTTCCAGCTGCATGACATAGCCCAGCTCGGTCACAAGAGGCGTCTGGTCGTCGGCGCTGGTGGTTAGCTCGCACTTGAACTGGAATTGGCGTCCGGTATAACGTCCTGCTCGCAACGGGATCCAATCGCCAAAGTCAATGTCGGATTCCAACTCAAAGTCGTCGCCGTCTTCCAAAAGTAATTTGTCGCCATCTTCCAGCAACAGGAACTCATCGACCGTGGCGTCTGGGCTTGTGCGGAAATAAATGTCTGCGCTGGTGTCATCGGGAATCAGGCCATCAAAATCACTCCAGCGGTCAATCTCATTGGTGCGGTCATCAATCGTATCTGCCGGATACAAACCAGTCGTAGAAAGGATGCGACTAAAAACGACGCTGTAATTGCCGCCAATATCAAGAATGTTGCGGAAGTAATAGCGTCCGGCAGTTCCACGAGTGCCGTAAAAATCAAACGAAGTAAGGGCGTCAATGTCTGACACACCATCAATCGTGGCATCGCCATCTAGCACCAAGCCGTCGTATTCATCGCTGTAAAAGGTGCCATCAACTTGCCCTTGGAATGGCGGCGTTGTGGTGTCTTCCCGAACAGTTGTGATGTTGAAACGGGGAATGGGATTAGGAAGATCAATCGTTGCGCTGACAGCATTGTTACTGCGACGTCCACTGCGATCTTCAAACTTGATGAGATATTCACCTTCAATCAGCGGCAGAATTGCCTGCGCAGTATTGGCGGTAATTGATTGCGATACAAGCGTGGAACCAGACCATTCACCAGTACCATCTGTTTTGCTGCTGTGGCGAATAACAGCGATCAGTTCAAAGCTGTTGGCAGCAATCGGTTTGTTCCAGCGCAGCAGAACTTGGTCGTTACCGAAAGCCTCGATGGTGACGTTTTGCGGATCAGGCGGCAGCGTTGGGTCATAGATGCTGGTGCCATCTGCCGGGGTTGTGATCGTGGCAGTAGACCAGATTGACTTGCGCTTCAGTGGTGCTTGACCAACAGCACGCACTTCAAACTTGACCGTAGTGCTGGGCGGCAAATAATCAACAAAGTACGAAGCCTCAGTTAACTCGCCTGTGATGTAATTTCCTTCGCCAATTTTGTAGCGAATTTCAAAACCAAACGTTTGCCCATCAGTGGCACGCGACCATGCGGCTTGCAGGCGGTTTGCCTTGTTGTTATTGACGACAATCTGCGTGTTTGTGAGCGTCAGGTTGGTGACAGGATCGGGGTTAGTGTCGTAACTGGTAACGTCGTTAAATGTCAGATTCGTTCCAGTGTCAACAGCGTTATAAATGCTGTCATTGTGAACAACGCCTGTGATGCTGAATTGTCCATCACCGTTATCGGCAACGCTGATACAACGGAACTTCTGTTCTTTTAGTGCCGAGCTGCTGATGCTGTAAATAGATTGCGATTGCGGCGCAGTTGTAAATGCAGTGCCAATGTTGACAACAGCGCCAGCGACGGAGGTGATGCTGCGGGTTTCAACGCTTCCGTCCGGCAGGATGCAGGTAATTTCGTGGCTGCCACCAGAGGGCAACGTGATTGTCTGATCGCAGGTGATTGCAGTTGTGGTGGCGCTGCTGATGCGACCTGCGACACGAGTGCCCTGACGAAGGCGATCAGCAACAGCAAAGACCTGCCCAGGCAGCACCACCGCACCAGCCAAGCCGGTGGTAAACGTAATCGTGTCGCCTTTTAGTTCTTCGGTTTTGAGAATCCATTGCCCAACCCGCTGCGCTTGCCACTTTGAGGTAGCGCCAAAAGCAACGATTTCGCGGATTTGATAGCCGTACTTGCTGATTAAATCGCTGTTTTCAACGACGACGTAGTTCGACTTGTAGAAATTTTCAGGGTCGTTGTAGCGGACGCGGATGCTGGTGGCGCGTGATTTCAGCGAGCTGCCGGAATACTCAAATACGCCATCAATAACATTGGCGTTGGTATATAGGTGGACGGGTGAAATGTTGGTGCCGTCCAGATTGCCGTGATCTGCAGCAGCCTGCACTACATCGGCAGACCAGTACAACAAACCACGGAACACACTGGCTAGATCTTGCAGGACGTTATACGCATCTGCCTGATCACCAATTAGGACGTTGCAGGCAAAACGCGGCTCTTGCGTGTTGCCTGGTGTGGTAACTAGCTGGTTGGCGTAACGCGCCAGTGGATACAGATCTGTCCAGCTCAGGTTGGCTGATGTGATGAAATCACCAGCGCCATAACGCGGGTTGGTGAGCATGTCGTAAAAACAACAGACCGGGCAGGTTGTCCATACCGGACCACGCAGGCTGCCGTTAAATGCGCCATCAAACTGCAAGCTGCCGTCAGGGCGAACAGTAGCGTTGCTTGGCACCAAGACCCTGCGACCACGAATCAAATAAGCGCGAGTTGGAAGGCTGCTGAATTGACGGGTGGAGACAGAAAGACCGACGACAGCGGAATAAGGATAACCAGTGCGGATGTTTTGCTGTTCAATCAAGCTTGTCCAAAGGATTTCATTGCCGCGATCATTGGCGATGGAGGTGTTTTGAGGATTGTCGCGGAAATTAAAGTACTTAACCTCAAAACCGTCTTCGCCAAGATCTTCTTTGATGACCTTGATATTCCAAGGGCCTACGCCATCAAGATTGATGGTTGGTGTGGTGAACTGGTAGTTTGTTGTTGAGGTACCAGTGATGCGGCGGGTATAGACAGTGTTGTAGCTACTGCCGCGTGACTGAACCTGGATAATGATGCCAATCGTTGCGCTAAAAAGTTGCCCTTGCGCCAGTCCTTCTTTGGCGACAGAGAACAGCTTGGGGATTGTAAACAGAATGCGGAACGAGTCAATGTCTGTATCGGTTATTTGTCTTACCAGTTGGCCGCCGCCGTAATTTCGGTTGACGACAAGATTGTCTGTGTTTAAGTCTTCGCTGTAGTTTGTGCCTATTTGTGTATTGATGTCCGTGACAGTGGAGGTAACACCAGGGGCGGTGCTTGGTGCGCTTTGGCTAGCTGTGCCTTCCCGGAATTCGTAATTAACGTCCTGCTGCGGGTAATTTCTGTTGCCAGCACTAACAATCGGGGTTTCGTCAAGATAAACGCCAGCTTCGGCACCCTCGATGCCATCAATCGGACCTTCGCAAAGAAGATCCAGGATCTTGATCGTAGAGGTGGAATTAAGCGCCATTAGAAGTTGTACCCAGCGGCTTGTAGTTGTAGGTAAACGTCGCTCTCACAGCGAAAATCAATAATCTCTACGCGGACTGTTCCATCGTCTTTATCGTTGTTGGCATGACTAAACCTATGGACCCAGCGATAATGTCCGAAGGCTAGCCCTTGAATTGTGGCTTGGATGCTGCCCAACACATCTTGCGTTTTGCCTCGTGTAACAGTAACCCGGTAAGTAATAAAACCATCTACAAGGCTAGAACCAGCTCCAGACACTCGATCTCTAATACCTACAGGTAAACCTAGGCACACAGCAAAATTATTACGGCTATCATTTTTTGTGTCAAATGTGTATTTAGTTTCGTTACCGTTGGCAAGGCCGAGGTTGTAGTAAAGGTTGTACTGGTTGGCTCTGTTAAAGCTGGTTTCGTCGGTGCGGCGTGTTTGAATACCCGATACGTCGCTGTAGCCATAGCCAACCGGCTCACCGCCAATGCGGATTGTGTCAAAGCTTGGTGTTTTGATCGCGGTGCTCAGTGGGTCAGACTCATCGGTAACTTCAACATTGGCAGAAAGTAGCTGGCTGCCCACCAAAACCTTGCCGTAAGCGACAGGAACAACAGCGCCCATACCAACCGTATTTGCAGCGCCGGTATAGGCGTAGGATTGCTGACCGTCGGCGCCACGAGTTTCGGATTGAGGACCGCGAGTGCTGGCGTTAGTGCCGCTACCAAAGCGATTGTTGCTGAGCGTTGGAACTTGAGGTTGAGGCGAAAGAAGTTGTGCTGCACCACTCAAAGCAAGGGCGCCGCCGAACAAACCGATTGATGTAACAGTTGCTCCAGCGAGTCCGAAGCCCAAGCCTGGGATTACCAATGAGGCAATAACAATACCTACACCAGCTAAAATTTTTCCGACACCGCCACTGCCGCTAACAACAGGAACCAGCACAAGATCATGCTGCCCAAATGGCAGAGTCAGATCTTCGTAATCCAGGTCTACATCAGCCTGCAACAACCGATAACCAATACCTTTTTCGTGCGATTCAATTAAAAATGTTTGGAATTCTTCGTTGTTGATGCACAGCAGTTTGATCGCGTCTGCTGGCGTGCGAAGGTTGTAGAACTCGTGTTCTGCTCCGAAGCGGTCGCCTAATTCACCCAGCAGCCGGACCCGCTGCATATCGGAACACCGCTGCAATGCTCCTTACATAGTAACTGCGGAGATCCTCAACAGCACTTGGGGTGTCGTTGAACTGATGCAGGATTCGGTCGTAGTCCACCAGCACAGCGGCGTGCATCGGATGAAGTGTCCCAAGCCGCATGATCAGCACGTCACCTGGGCGGCGCTCGGCAAAGGACACCCGCTTAAAGCCCAATGCCACTGCTTCGCGGAGATAAATGCTGGGGCTGAGATCCAGTTCATCCGGGCGGTCAAAGTCCGGCAGCGTCACGCCCTGAAGCGCAAAATACTGACGTACCACCGTGTAGCAGTCCTGTTTGCCGTATTCCCACGGCAGTCCTACAAGGGATTGATAGTCAACCATTGGTCCTGTGGGACAAGGTAGATGTGCCACGGTACGCCTAGTGTGCTACAAGCCAACTGATCTGCCTCGCTAGGTGGGGTGCCGTCAGGGTGCGAATGGATCACGGCGACAAGTTCGCCCCGCATGATGGCACGAAGGTAATCCTGCGGATGGATGATGAAGTGCTCGTCCGGGTTTTCGCAGACGTTGCGGCATGGGCAGTACATCTCGCCAGCATGGACGCGCACCAGCAGACCGCAAGATTCTTGAGGGTGGACTGCGATGGCGTGCTCGCGGGCCTCAGATCTGAAGTCGAGCACCAGGGAAGCCTCCAAACGGCAAATTGCTGCTGGTAAATCGTTTAGCGCAGCTGTTGTACCGCTTGCCGCATACATCCTGAGCTGAGTTGGTCACAGGGTTGTCGTTGATGTCGAAATACACGCTGCCGGTATACCCGCATTCAGCGCCGCGATATTTCCATGGGCAATGCTCCAGTACCTGACGGCGAGGCAAGGCGAGGTTGATTAGATCCAGCTTGCTGGTTAGTTCTAGCTCGACTGTCGTTGGATTTTCACTGCTGATGCGGTCGACGTACCAAACCTCGTCGGTGAATTTTGCCGTTGGGTCAGCAGTTGGATTAGTGCCGCCAGTGAAGTTGACGCCATCGAGAAATTTCTTGCAGGTACGAATCCGCGTCAGCTTGGCGTTGAGGACGTTGTACAACAGCAGTATTTGCGTGATTGAGCCAGCAATGTTGGACACCCGCATTGTTGGGCGCGGCAGTGTCCCCTTTGAAGTCAGCTCGAATCCGTCGACTTCAATCGGATAAGCGCTGTAGGTTGTTCCGCCAAAAACAATGTCGTTTGTTAGGTCGTTTTTACCGGCGTGGTAGTACAGCGTTAGGTCAATTCCGTTAACCAGCTCAGTTAGCTCCAGCTGGAACAGCTCAATAATTGCCGAAGGATTGAGTAGCTGTAATTGTTCTTGGATTGACTGTGGGACCGTCATGCTTCGTACACCTGGCGGAAGGTAACTTCAATGCGGCTGCGCTGGAACTCGTACAGTTCGCGGTTCCAGTTGAGGCACACCCACTTGTAGGAAGTGTTGGTGTCGGGTGGGGTCCAGTCAAAGCTGGCGGCGTCGGCGGCACGGGCATTGAGAAAGGTCTCAATGGTGTCTGCGTCGGCGTCGGTTACATCAAAGGTAAGGTTCCATTCCTTGGGGTTTTGGTTGATGCCAAAGCTGGTTCGTTGCTCGTAGCCATCGCCAAATTGCGCCACCCGGATTTTGGGTTCGCTGCGTTTGGTTGCCGAGTAGACCGGCTTGTAGCTGGGGAAGGTGGCCATTATGCGAGCAAGCCTCCGGGGCGCTTTTGTTTGACGAGTTCGGCTTGGACGGCGGCAGATACCGCACGACCAAGTTGATTGCCTTGCTGGTCGTTACCTTGAACGTTGGTGCCCTTTGCGTCCACATTAACGACGACGTTTACGCCGCTACCGCCTAGCTCGTGGTTGGGCACAATCGAACCAGAGCGTCCGGGTACGAACAACTCGGGTCCGCGCTCGCCGACAAGGTAGGGCATACCGCCAGTAACAGGACCACCTTTAGCGCGTTGCGGGATTCCAAAGTTTGGACCTAGGGTGCCAAATCTTCCAATTTGACCACCACCTGCGCCGATAGGTGTTGCAGCACTAAATGGCGTGAGGATCCCGCGCAAGGCGTTTATGGCTTGTTCAATAACAAAGATCTGCAGCAGTTGCTTTGCGATGTCCAGCAATACGCCGGAGGCTATCTGCTTAAGGCTGTCGCCCCATGCCTCAGAGCCTGTTAGTAAAGCATCAAAAGCTGACGTAATTCCCTGCCCAAGAGTATTCGCAATGCCGTCAGCCAACTCAAGCTGGCTTTGTACTGCCGTGTTCAATTCGTATTGACGCTCAATGTATTGTTGTAGCGCATCAAAACGTTCTTGATCTCCTTTTAACTGGAGTTTATTTAGCTCTCGCTGTGTATCGCGCTGACTTGCAACAAGGGCTACTTGTCCTTGGTAGATGATTGCCTTTTGCGCGTTTAGATCTTTTTCCTTGACCAACTCTTCTGCATATTGGTGTTGAATGTCTAGCTCTTTTTGTGCGCCTTGCAGCCTGACCACAAGTTGAGCATCATTTGCTCGCTCTGCCAAACTAATCCGATCGCGTAAATCTGATTGACGTTTAATGATTTCAGCTTCAGCAAAACGGCTACGAATTACCTCATCAACTCTTGCCTTTTCTTTGGCAGCAGCTTCAGCGGCCCTTTCGGCTTCACGCGCTGCTTTTTCGGCCGCTTTTTCTGCGTCTGATTTACCACCGCGACCTTTGCCGCCAGTGGCACCAAGCAGAGGCGGCAGTCCACCGCCTCCCGTCATTACAGGCGCAGCCGCGGCTCCGCCCGCGCCCATTTCTGCCGTAACCAATGATTTTCTCAGGCGTTCACGATATTGCTGTACCTCTTGGTCGAAAGGATTGGCATATCTCAGCGCCCCAAAGCGGGTTCTTGTGCGACGATTTGCCTCTTCGTATGCTCTTGCTTCAGCGCCAATGCGTCCCGCAGTATTGAGCCTTTCAATAAGCGCATTTACGCCATCAATCAAAAACTTAAAGACCGGCGCGAAGAAGGTTCCAATGTTTTGTGCTAGCCGTTGAAATGAATCTTGTAGTGTGCTGAGCTTGCCGTTTAGCGTATCGCTTTGAGCGATAGCGCCATTGGCGTATTTACCACCGGCGTCGGTCAGTTTGATAATCGCAGCTTCAACGGCTTGGGCGCTAATCCGTCCGCCTTCTAGTGCTTTTTGAAACTCCTCTCCACTCAAGTTGTACTCTTTGCGCAATACCTGCTGCAGGGCAACACCACGTTCTTGAAACTGCAGTAGTTCTTCGCCCTGCAACCTGCCCTTGGCTTGCACTTGCCCGTAAGCAGTGACCAATCCTTGCAGCTCAGCGCCGGTTGCGCCGCTGACATCTGCCAGCCTGCGGGTAGTCTCTACAACCTTGCTAGTTTCAACTCCAAACGCTTGCAGTCTTTTAGCTGAATCAATCAGCTCACTGCTGGTAAATGGCGTGACTGCGCCAAGGTCTTGCAATTCTTTAACGATCTGACCAGCGCGTTGAGCGCTGCCAGTCAGTACCTCCAAACTGCGGCGTTGGCTTTCAACTTCTGCTGCTTGGACAAAAACAAACTTAGCGGCTTGGAACGCTGCAAATGCACCGGCTAGACGACCGACAACCGCGCCAAGGCCGCCAATCGCACGCTCGGTCGCGCCTGCCTGTGACTGAACCTCGCGCAGCTTGCTAACCGCGTTGCGGCTGTCGACGTTAATGGCAACGTTGGCGACAACCGACACGACTTACCTACGGCTTTGCTTCATTCTACGATCCTGTTCTTCGTTTTGCAGCTCAAAATAACTAGACCATATCAGCAACTCTTCAAGCGTTACCTCTTGATTTAATCGCGCCAAGCTGTATCCAAGTTCTTTAGCAACGCCAAGCTGCAGCAGTAGTAAATTGTCTTTCTTCAGCTCAGCCTTTACCGCTTTTCATGTCCAGTTCTTTGCCTTCCTCTGGGTTGGTGATGATGGCCAGCATCATGGCTTGAAGGTCACTGTCAAGCACTTCGTTTTTTAGCTCGGCAATCTCACCAGCCTGAAACAACCGCTGTCCGGCATCGTCGGCTGCTTTGGTTACCAGCAGGTTCAACGCAAAACCATTAGGGTCATCGCCACCGGGCATCTTCTGCGCGCGCTCACGTTCTGCCATGGTCAAAGCCGTGGCATAAAACTCAAACGTAGATCCATCGTTGAGTGTTACAACACGCTTAATTGGCTGAAGATTGGCTGCTTTTTTCAGCCGTGCCAGTGCAGATGATGCCATGCAATAAATGTGGGTGGCCCCAGCATAAGCCGGGGCCGTTCAACTATCAAGCAGAAGTGCTGAAGTCAAAAGTAGGTGCACCGGCTGGGCGGAAAGTGATCTCCACCTGCTGCGCATCATCAGGATTGATGTTGAGGCTAGCGGTCAGCAGCACAGCATCCATGGCAATGCTGCGGCTAAGCGCCTCAGTGCCTTGCTTGTCGGTGTACAGCTTGAAGCCGCAACCAACCTGCTGGCGCTGCAGGACGTCTTCCACCATGCGGTTAGACAGCGCAGCGTCCTCGTTGGTGACGTAGATCGTTGCGGTGCCGTTGCCGTCGGCAAAGCCAGGAATGTAAGCGCGGAAGGGCGCATACTGGCCAGCGGTTTGGCCGATGGTGGTCACGTCGATCTCAGCGCGGCTGATTTCAAAAGACCAGGATTGCACCTGGCCAACGGCGGCATAGTCGGCGTAGTACACCTCGAACTCGTTAGGCGCTACAGCCGTGCCGTCGTCGGTGATGGCAAGGATCGTGCCACCAGCGGCGGTGGAGACGGTCAGCGCGCCAGTGGCTGCGGTGTAGCTCAACACGTAGTAGGTGGTAGCTGCATCAATGGGAGCCGGCAGCGTCCCGGATCCAGATCCGCCGGTTTGGCTATTGATAACGCGGAACTTGACCGGATCACCTGCCTTGAAATTCAGGTACGGCTGAACGGTGATAACATCCGTGCTGACATTAACGCCAGACTCGGGGAAGTTGCCGTTAGTGCCAGCGGGTTTGTAGTAGAGGGCGCCGGACGTACCGGACAAAACAGTAACAGCCATGTTGTGAACGGTAGTGGCTTCGTTCAGTCTAAATAGGCTTCAAACGTAGCGGTAAGCTGCGTCTGAAAGTAAGGCTCAATCGCTGCTGGTGTTACTTGTGCTGGCCCTGAAGCTGCGTCAAAGATAATGCTTGAAAACTTGGCGCGATCAAACAAATCCTTTAGCCGCTCTGCAATCGTGAAGTTAGCAGCAGCGCCTTGGCCCTGTGGCGTAAAGACATTAACCACCAGCGTGCCAGTCTGGCGGTTGAAGCTAGTCAGCGTGGCGTAGCTGTTATCGCCAAAGCGGATGAACACCTGCACCCATGGCGTGTTATTGGGTGGCGTGAATGGCACGTTCTGATAGCTGACCGGATACGCAGGTGACAGCGCCATCTGCGTTGCAATGCGCCCTTCAATGGCGGCACGAACATCGTTGTAGGTGCTGCTCATGATTCCCTCCCGATGCGGTCAGCGTTGACGCGCACAAAGCCTTGGATGTCTTTAGCAATGCCTTGCACCCAACCCGCCGGCGCTTGTTTGCTGCTGCCATTGGCAAGAGGCTCTGCATACGGCAGGTTGTTGTGGACTGAGTAGATGTTGCCTAGCTTTTCTTCTCTGTATCCGATGCGATCAATTTGCGGAGTGCCGCTGTAGGTGCCTGCAGGTTTCTCACCGCCTGGCGCCGCATTCTCTCCTACCTGCCAGCTAACGCGAAACCGGCCAGTATCAACAGGGCTGGCTTGCTTGAGGCGGCTGTCGGTCTCTAGTACAGCAACGCGCAACAGCTTTTCAAACTGCTGCTCAGCGTAGTTGCCAATATCGCCGACCTTGATTTCGCGCGCCATTATGCCCTCAGGATCAGTTCGTAAGTGATGGCGATGTTATCTTGCTCAATCGTACGAACCTGGATCACTTGATTCACCACGCTGCTAATCAGCACTTCATCGGCCGTGGTAGGTGCGCTGGCAACATCAGCGGCAGCAATCAGCAGTCGCTTGTCGCCAGCTTGAATCAGATCATTGACCTCACGCAGGTTGACATCTTCCAGCACGCCACGCACTGTAGTGTCGGCGGTGGTTTCAGTGACGGTGCCAGTAGTTGGGTTATAAACACCAGGTGTTACACGGCGCAGTGTTGCAACACCGCCAAACCTGGCCATTAACTTACTGGCAACCTTGCGTAGCGGGCTGGCTAGTGTCATGCAAACACCTCGCTGGCCAAGATGCGGCCACGCCTAAAGCTGATGTCGCCGCTGCCAGAATGATTGGCAATAAACAGCGATACCTCATCATTGTTGGCAACGCTGATCATCCAGCTTGTTACCAGCTTGGCTTCTTCAGTGCCGGTGCCGGTAAAAGCGCGGCATTCAGTCGCATCAATGGCAACGCCGTTGTAGGCGAGTTTGACGCCAAGCGTTTGGTTATTGCCCGTCACGGTTCGCGCATCAATGCTGCCAAAGAACCGAAGCAACTTCGTGCTGCCACTCGTATTTTTCAGACCAAAGGTGTTAGTTGTGGCAAGCGCCATACCATTAGCGGTACTGGCGTCAAACGTTGCAGTTAACCCGGTGGCGATGTAAACGCCTTGAGTGGTGATGTCAACCGTGCCAGAGTCCATCTTGCTGGCTTGACCGCGCACCATTACAGCAGCCGCGCCAGATGGGCCTGCAGGGCCTGGCGTGGTAACAGTGACTGTGTTAGTAGCCTCGTTGACGATTACGGATGTCATGGTGCTGTGTAGCCCTCCGAAACAAATACGATGCCTTCTAGGTAATAGTTGCGCAAGCCGCTGGAGTCTTCCAGCAAAACATCGTAATAGGCTTCATTGGGAAAGCCTGCAGTCTGCGCATCGGTTAATGCAATGCTAATTTGCCCAGCAGAGCGGTTGGTGTAGGTAACAGCAAAGTCAGCATATTTGGTAGTGCGGCCTTCATTCCACACTTGCGCGTAAGCAGTCCATCCGGTCAGGTTGATATTGGCATTGTTGGAATCTTTAAACTGCAGCGAGAGGTCATAATCAGCCCGACGCTGGATGGCGATATTGTGCTGGCCGGGTTGAACGCTCATAGCCAGATTCTAACCGGCTGCTCAGGACTCACCGCATACTGTTCCCAACCCTCAGGCACCTCACCGACGAAGTTGACGTGCCAGCCATCGAGTACTTCAGGCGGGGTGATCACATTACCCTCTTCGTCCCATTCACCACCACGGGAGATGGTGCCGACAACATCAAGGGCATGGGTGTGACTAGCGGTGATCACCTCACTAGTGTAACTGTCTAAAAGGCCAGCATCATATAGGGCAACCATGCCGGTGTCTTCATCGGGGAAGCGGAGATAAGTCGTCATTGGGTGATCTGCTGGAGGGTGGTGTTGGGAAGGCGGGTAGGCCAGTAGGTGAGGCGCTTGATGGTACCACTCAGGTATTCAGTGCCATTTACCGCGCCGCCGATATTGGCTTGGTTTAGCCCAACCGGCAACGCTCCGCTAGTATCTGTTACCGCAGACGTTGAGCCAGTGGCAACAGCGGCATAATCGTCAAGACGGTAAACCGCAGCAATGGCTCTCGGCGCGGTTCCAGGGGCAGTGCCATTTGTAGAAAACTGGGCGACTGTAGACGCGCCAGACCGAACTGTAATTTGATCGGCTGTTGAGGCGCCCCCAATACCACGAACACTAAATCTATTATTAGTCGTGCCATCAGAAGAATCAAAGAGCTGCCTGCTGTTTGTATTAACAGCGGAGCCAGCGGGGAACTGATAACTAGCAAACACCGTCCCCTCATCCTGCCGATACCAGCTGCTGAAGTTAGTCCCCGTAATACTCGCCACGTCAGCACTGCGGGTGACGGCTGTGCCTGATGTCGGGATTACGCTGGTGGCAAAGGCGCCTTGCTCAAGCTGCGGTAGGCCGATGCGGAGGGTGATGTCAATAACTGCGCTGTTGTTAAAATCAATTCGCACATCATGCTGAATGGTCGTAGTAAGCGCCGGAGTGGTATAAGTAATTGCCTGCCTGTTTGCGTTTAGGCTTGATGCGCCCAAAGAGCTTGTGATGTTTACGTTAGAGTCTCCGATGTTAGATGCGCCAGAGTTTCTAGCAACCAAATAATGCAAAACCGAGTTGAGGTTTGCATTGCTGCCTGATACGCGCCGCACATAGACTGTCCCGGTATAGGCAGTAGATGCTAAAGCTGACATATTTGCAGTGCCATCAAACCTAACAGCGACCTGCGAAGTAGCCGTGGCGGTTCCAACAAAACGAAGATCTATGTACGAAATACCATTCTCGGTTCCCGTGCCAATAACATTAACGGCAATGCCATTTCCAGCGCTTGAACTCCAATTCGTCGGCAGCGTCCCCGGCGTACCCGCCACTGCACCCACCATCGTGTTGTTGCGGATGCTGTTCGTCCTCTGCTCCTCCACCAACAACCCCAGGCTTTCGCCGGTCGTGGGGTTGTGATCAAACCGTGGAGCACTGTTGATCGTGCTGGTGGTGGGGATGTATTCACCAACGGTGGACGCTTGCTCTAGTTGGGCTCCCCAGAGGTAGATGGCATTCGTATTGCTTGAACTTGATGCACGGGCAGAAGTGCTTGCATCTACCAATGCAATGTTAATGCTTGTATTTGCGGATGCCGTAAAAGTATGAACACAGCGATACCATCCATTGCCGATTGAAGCTATAGAAGACGTACCTACAGTTGTTCCTGTTGCACCAGTGGAAATGTTGAAATTGGCGTAGTCCTGCCCTGTTCCTCCGTAGAAAAACTGGATAAAGTCGTGATTGCTCTTTTTGGCGTAAACGCTAAAGGTATAGGTGCCAGTCGCAGAGGTGATGCCCTGAAAGATAGCCTTTAACGCACTACCTGCACTTGCCGTTAGTTTGTCTGCGGTGCTTAACCCAGTGGGCGATACTGTCTCGCTCGTGTCTGCGCTTACGGAAGAATTAGTTACGCCCCAGAAAGTTTGAAACTCCTCACTCCTGAGCAACAGGTTCGTCGTCGCCGTCTTGATCAGCCCATCAGCACCCACGAACGTCCCACTACTGGCGCGGGTGAAGGTGACGAGGTTGGCCCCAGTAGTGGCGTCAACTAGGGATTTGTTTTCAGCAAAGCGCAGGTCAAGGCTTGGCACTGCACGAGCGCCACGCCACAGTTCATTGCGTACCCATGGTCCAGCTAAGACACCACCAGGCGCAACTGCTGCCCGGAACGCTGCGGAGCCGCGCATCAGAGACCTGCCTCCAGCGTGTTAATGCGAACAGCGATGGTGCTAGCTGATGCGGGCGTATAAGCGCCACGAGTTTCCAGCTCAGCGAACAGGCTGGTGCTGGCGCTAGCCAGTTTGATCAGGCGACCGGGGTAATCGACTTGGGTGTAAAGGCTGCTGCCAAAATCAGTGGGCGCGGGCAGATCCACATAGCCCATGTAGGTGTCGCGTTCGCCGCTAACAAGATCAAAGGCGGCGTTATCTGCGATAGCCGTAGGGCTGGCGCTGTACATGTGCAAACGAAACGCACCCATACCAGATGGCACCGTGCTGTCGCTGAATACCAGCGAGATGCTCTGGATGATGACAAAGCCAGCAGTGGGACCAGCAGCGGTCAGGCTGATAATTGCGCTGCCGCCGGTGTCACCAACCACGTCACCTGCGGTGTAGGCGGTCGTGTTGCTGGGGCGGGTGATGGTGGCGGTGGTGCGGTATGCGCCACCTGTTACAAGGCTTGCATAGCTGCCATCAGACCTACGCTGTAGGCCGATGTCGCCGCCGGCAGGAGAGATAAGATCAGGCATGATTAGCTCCGGCGGATTGCAAAGTTACCTGGTCCACTTATTCTAAGCCCTGTCAGGTATCGCTCCATTAATGGCGGCACCTTGTCAACACCAACAGCGCCGTAACCGAGGTTAGGAGTCACATCAAGGCTGCCGATCTTGACGTTCTTGTAGTCTTCCAACCCGCTTAGCCCAATGCCATCAGGGTTGTTGTTGAGATAAGTGGCCAGCACAACCTGTGCATACTGCACTTGCTGCGGAATCTCAGTGTCGGTGTAGTAGTCCGTCGTGATGCGGAACGGAAACCCTACGGCGTAGGTGTTGATATACGTGTCGGGCTTGCGCACGCCAGTACGCGGCCACTGCAGCGCTTGCGTATCTGTTGCCCGTGCGCCTAGGAACCGCTCGCGGTCTAGCCGTTGCGTCGCGGTAAACAGCGCTCGGTTCTTTTGGTCAGTGGTAGCCGATGCCCATGCTGTGACATCAGCATCCTGCACAAAACCGTCAATGATCGCCTGCGCTGCTGCCAGCGTCAGGTAACTGTTTGCGTCGGCCGCGCCTGGCGTGGCCACGATTGTGATTGCCATCGTCAGGCTCCGTTAAATCCAGTGTAGGAGTTGGCTCTGGCATAGAAAGAGAGGCCACCTCCGAAGAGGCAGCCTCAGCTTCACGCAGTCGCCGGAAAGCGAACAGCCCCATCAGACGCGCTTGAGCAGCACGGTGATAATCACACCAGCCAGAGCGGTGGTGGTGCCGGTGACATCCAGAGACAGGCGGTTGCCGGCCTCAAGGATCAGGTTGGCAGTGGTAGCGGTCAGCGCAGGGGTCTGCTCGGTAAGAGCAGTGCCCTTAAAGTTGATCGCTGCACTCAGCAGGTCATCACCAGCGGTGGCGGCCTCGGTGCCCTGGCAACGACGAATCGTGCCGGTCACATCGGAACCATCAGAACCAGCGGTGGCGTGGACTTCACGCACTGCGACCACTTCACACTTCACCGGAGCGGTGAAGAACTGCACGTCGGCAACAGTGCCGGCGATGTAGTGAGTGGCAGTGATGTACTGCTCTGTAGACAGTTCAAACTGGGAAGGTTGTGCCATGGTTAGTTACCTCAATCCATGTTGGAGGTGTTGGTGGCGCGCACGATGCCGAGGTTCTTCAGCTCGTACACCTTTGACCAGTTAGCAACCGTTTCCAGCTGAGCGCGAGTGGGGTTGGCAGTAGTCACCGCCCACTTAGCGCCAACAGGGTGATAGCAGTAGTGCAGGTCGATCGACATGGCATCGCTCTTGGCGAGGATGTCACGATCGGTTTCGGTCTGCATCGCCATCTGCTCACCGCTGGCAACAGCGCCTTGGGTGAAGAAATAGGTGGCGTATTCGGTCGAAGAACCGCTGCCATCGGTCTGCACATCGTCAG